TTAAAAAGGGTAAAAACGCGCTGGTCTTTGCAATAGGAGTTTCAACCTTTGCAAGGTACAGGCTATTCGTGAATTACATGTTTTGATCTTATTCTTAAAGCGTTGACAGGGAAGTTTCGTTTTCCTTTTGTCACTAAGAAAGGCTGTCTAGCCAATGCACCATAAAGATCATCTCTGGGTAAAATGTATGTGTTTTTATAGTATGCAGCTAATTGCACACTTATAAAGTCAGTCACATCATCATAGCCCATTCGGATGATTTTATCGTACATTGTATCTGCCTCAATTAGTGATCCTGTCATCGACCTGGCAAGCCAGAGAGCGAATAATGATCTTTGCATAATCCATGAATGGTTCCCTCGGATCCACATAAAAGGGTCTGGATTGTTTTGTCTTTTTTGTTTGACAAAATCACACTTTATACCCAACATCCTGAAAAGATACTCTCGATCGTCATCGATAGCGAATACTTTTGCCCATGTTGGATATATAGTTGGTTGTCTTCCAGTCCCTGCGTTTTTTGTTGTATAGGAGTACCCTCTCATTCTTCTTCCTGCTCTTCCTCTTCTTTGTTCGTCTACGGCCAAGTCAGTGTCCCACGTTTGGATTAATCCTTCGTGTTGCACTATTCTTTTGCCTGAGTCGATCACTATAGTTACGGGGGGGTCAATGTCTATTCCAGCATCGACCACCTGTGTAGCTACAATGATACCTGAAGTAGGCACGTTTCTTTGATTACCAGAAACCATGCCTGCTTCACGACCCGACGACTGCAACGCCACCATTATTTTATTAGCGGCGCGTATCTGAGGAATTATAATTAACGCTCTTTTAGTATACTCTTCACCTAATTCTCGTTCTGCTTCTAGAAATATAGACATAACGTCTAAATCTAGTCTGGTTACCTCGACTTCTCCATGAGCTCTAGCCAGATTAGCAGTGAAAACAGGTGCGTTAGGACAGTATAATAAATTTGGCGTTGCAGAAAGTAATAGAACGGTGTGTCCTCCTAATCTTTTTAATGCGAGTCCCTGGTCCGGCTCACATTCGTGAAACTCATCAAAAAGTATAGTGTCTTTAATATCGGGGCCATTACCAGCTGCGATACGGGAAAGTAAATGTCCATAAGTTGCGACCTTTATCCTACCCCCATCGTCTGTAACACCTCTAGATAACTTCTGTATGTGTGAAGAAGCAATCATAGGGTTTTGGTAATTGTCCCTCAATATTATCCTCGGCAGTATCAGCCATATCCTACCTGTCCATCTAAGTGCAATGGCGGCTGGTAGGAATGTTGACTTCCCTGTGGCGGTTGGTGACATAATGACTACGTGCTTGTTTTTGTTTGTATATACTTCAAGCTCGTCCATTATTTCACACCACGGGTTAGTCATGATACCTGTAGATAAAGCTTCAGCCTTGTAGAACGGGCGATAAGCTAAACCGAGAGACAGTATTTGGTTGAGAGTTTCTATTAAATTGACTGGCACTAAAGATCCTATAATTGCGCAAAATGTGTTTGAGAATGTCGATGCTTGGGCAACAGCGATTACTTTCAAATTTGCGTAAGGATCTCGAGGCATTAGTGCAGCCAATGATCGTGACACCGTCCCAGTGCCCACCCAATAAAAGGACGACAGAAATGAGTACCATCTTGGTAGATCTCTTGAATATATCATAAACAAGTTGACCAGGGTGTCTACCAAGGGAATGTTCTGCAGGATTCGAATTATGTAATTTGTAATGAAGTAGCATATTAAGGAAATAGTCATTCTGCCTCGTAGAGAGACTATTCCTTCTTCTATGATTTTTTGTTTGTAGCCTTCTGTTTGGAGTAACCACCAAAATCCGTTTACATCTGTTGCGGGGGCGAAAGGACCTTCCCTAACTCGAACTATAAGTTCTTGTTGGGTTAAATCCTCTCCTTTTAAATACCATGATAGCCATGTGTATTTTTCAACAGGGTAACCGGGTATATAAATCAATGGTGATATCGGCATCTGATCTTGAGAAATTTTCATTCTCGCTAAGTAATCTGGTAAGCTTTTATATATTGTTGCTCGCCAGTTAGTTACAGTAGCTTTGCACCAGATGTCGAAGGTTGTTGTTACTCTTGATTTGTAATGCTTAGAGATGGGAGAAGGTACAGGGTGTTCTTTTGTTGCTACTTCTAAAACTTTAACATAATTCGGGGCTTTTAGGGATGATTTTAACTTCTTGAAGCGCTTCATACAATGTTTTGAAGCATCTCCTAAAAGTTGGGGGGTTGCACCAATAAGTCTACCACTATCGTCGTATCTACAATTCCACAAAAGTGGTTTGTTATGACCGACGAAAGCGTCTGCATCTTCCATATATTCTCTCAAAATGATAGCATATATTTCATGGTCGAAAGCGCAGTTCATCATATGACCTATTGAGCGTTGTAACAGATGTTTGGTAAATTGAAGTTTAGGCTTTGCAGAAAAACGAGAAACTATTGCAGATCGTCGCAATAATATACGTTTTCTGTCGAACACACCAACAAACTTCGTCTTTACGTTTACTAGTTTCAAGTCTTCCGGAAAATCGGCGCTTCGTCTACAAATTCTAGACAAATACGACTGATTTTCAAGTTCACCTTGAGTTTCAATTTTTAATTGAAAACCCAATATGTCCTTGGCTGCTTGAACTAGTCTCTCCTCTGATACATTTGAATCTGTCCCCCATATATTATCATCCCCTGTGTTGTGTACAGTGTTATATTTGTAAAATTGATCAGGTGGTTTTCCAGTCGCATGCGACCACATCATAACCATTGAAAGCCTAAACCCCCAATGGTTGTCCCATGATGTAGCGCTTTGACCAGTACCACCACCCCGATTTTTCTCTAACACTGTACCCGTTTCTAAATTCACCATTTTGCTATTCTGTAATGCAAAGTACCTCTTACGTTGGATGGCAGGTACTTGCAAAACTCCTCCGACTCTAGCGCCCAATTCTCTTAATTTTAATAAACCTTCAAAGAGAATGGGTGGTGCGTTAGAGTCGTAATCGGTAACATCAGCGGTGAATACTTTGTTTCTTTTTTCTATCTTTTCAAAAACCTCCCCCAGATAAGTGGCGTTGATCGGTGCTCCCATCCCCATATTCGCTTGTTTCCACACTGGCCTTTTATCAGGCTCCAGTTGTGTAACTTGCGATATGAAGGAAGAGGCAAGACCTTCCGCCGTGACCATCCTGGGTTTGGTTACTATTTGCATTTTAGGGAAATTGTGGTACAACTGTTGAGGTACTTTCCCTTCCGCTAAACGACTATATGTGGATTGAATTAATGCGTCCATCCATCCATGTTTCACTAAGTCGTTTCGTCGTCTGTACCGTTGCATAAAAGGAAGTCCACTTGAATACTTGAGGACTAAATTTCTTGCAACGGTTTCGGGAGTGACGATAGCGGGGTTGTCAAATGCGTCTTTGTGGTGTTGGTATAGCATATCGACACTTTCACTCATAAGGCCAAATTCATACGTACTGAATGGTTTTCCTTGTGATAAGTATCGGTATTTGATATTTTCGTCTTGCCATTCTTTGTCGGCAAGCCAAATCCCATCTATACCAACGGTAGCACCTAATGATTCATACAAATTTACTCTTTCTTGTAATTTTGGATCAATTCGGTACGCGGTTTCATGTAGCAGTGAACGATACTCAAGCTCTTGACGAGTCACTCTAGGTCTTTTGGGCCTATAAGTGGGTCTCTGGTAGAAATGTTTTTCAAGTAGCTGGTCTTCGTTCCTGGGTTTAAATTGGTTTAGGTATTTTACTGTACTCTCGAAGGGGTCTCCGTCGTCCAGTTCATACACGTCAGCCAATGAAAGTGCAACCCAGTCTGCAAACGTGGTGTGTTCAGCATTTTTAAAAGGAATAGGAACCCACGCGTTCTTCTTCCTTGAGGTGTCAATTTCTAAAGCCATGGTTAGTCTCTCAAATAAATCATCCAATTGGATTATTAATCTACGAGGGATATAACTTTCAACTATGGCGAGAATTTTAGAAACTGTAATGAGGGAGGCGGTAGACAATTGTTCTCCGGCATATAAAAAGTTTCCTAGTACGCGTACTAAACCTTCTATACACCAAAGAGGCACATTGTATTTGATCAATTGGGGAACTATCATATTGAGGTTGATTAAAGGGGAATTCGGCGATCCAGTATATTCTAAAACATTATACTCTCTTCGTCGTATTTCTTCTATATCAATTCCTCCTCCAGTTGCATTCCCGATAGTTTTGATCATCCCCTCAAAAGCAACCGATTCATCTACTCCGTCTAACAGCGCGGAGTGTATTAAATCAGTCGCGGCATCGGTCAGCTGGGATATCTGAGAATCGTCAAACTCAGCCCCAACCATAGTACTTCTCCTAATGGTCGTCTCTAATTCGTCGAAGAGATTCGCCCAGTCGGGGGAAATTTGCCGGGAATTAATTAACACATAAGTGCAAATTAATGTCCCACAAGCGGCAAAAAATCCAAGTACCGTACCGATAATGAGTAGTGAAACTGCGTTTGTGACTCCAATAGCTAAGCAAATTGTACCTAGCAATCCGATAGATCCCGGATTGGCTATGATTATTTGCGCTATCATTGTCTGGCAGTTCCACAGGAAGGAATAAGGTTTAGAGATGGTGGAATGTGTAGGGAGCTCATCGCTTTCAAGACGTGTCTTGAAGCATAGAGCATATGGACTGTTGGGGGCTGGTCTAGTTATAAATCTAAACTGTTCCCCGATTCTTAAATGCGGCTCAGAAATATGTGTGCCTTCAAGAATAATTCCGTTCTTACAGTCATAAAGTCCTACATGTAATCCAATTGGAAGTCGCCACAATGTAACAGGCGTAAAAAACATCCAAACTCCATCATCAATTGCGGGTTCGACCACTCCGAGTCGAACCTCATCATATAGCGCTACAGGATCTGGTATGCAAGTCCAGATGTAGGTTATGATGAGTGCAATAATCCACCTTATTCCTAGTAAGCAAAGATATGTGAACATAGGGCGGCTTGCCAATATTATAGCCTTCCTAATGATTCTCCAATATATCCTCGCATAAGTAGTGCGTGTTTTGATTCTGTATTCGTTAATCAACACATTAGTAATGAAACTTAAAAGAACGACAACCATCGGGTCACTTCCTTTAAATATTATGTTCCATATTGTGTGACTTAACGTGGGTTGGATATACGTCGATCTAGAAAGACAATACCCAATGAACAGACAAGGCCAGAATCGAACCCTATCCGTTAGTATTTTTATTTCAAAGAAGAAAAGATGATATAATGCCCGGGGATGATACAATGTCCATTTTATGAATTTAAATGGATAATAATGTAACGCCAAAATCCCCCACATGTCCAGGTATTGGCCTGGTTTCACCTCTTCTCCTGCGTCCCCAGGGTCGAACCACATCCGATCGATTACCTGAGTGAATGTCACCACTTTGCATCCACATGCCCG